CCTCTAGTACTTTGACCGCCTCAAGGTAGGTCGATACGCCATGCACTGGGTGAGGCTGTCCCAGCTTGTACTTCAGGCGGACTCTGGAGTTGTATGGAACTTCTCCGGCGTAGGGTGTGCCTTCGTCATCGAAGACTTTAATTTCGTACTTTGACTTGAACTTGCGTTGCTTGTTGCCTTGGTAGTCCTTGATCTTGACACCGTTGGCTGCAAGTTCCGCAGCGTCGTCTTCTGACAATGTGATTGTCATGGAGTAGGCTCCAGTTGACTGACCGTTGAATACGTCATGTGCAGTCAGGTTGCTGAAGTTGACTACGCCTTCTACTGTTGTTGCTGTCATGGAATAATCTCCGTTGGTTGCTTTGGTTTAGCTCTGAGAATTCCTCAGAACATACTAATAGTATAACACAATTTAAATTGTGGTACAATCTTATTCGTCATCCTCCTCGTCTGTGTCACTGCTCATTTCAAATATGTCGTACACCTCGTACTCAACGTGCTTCAGTCGTGCAATGCCGTTCGCAATCCTCTCAGGTGCTTCTATCTCTGCTCTTGCTCGTGCTTCCTCCTCGTTGTCTGCCAACACGTCTATGGCATAAGCCTTTTTATACACTACGTGTACTATGTACCTGTTCACTGTTCGCCCTCCGGTAGCTCATCACTGGCTATGAATAGGATTTTATCAAGCACCGCTCTAGGCATAACCACGTTGCCCCTGTCGTCAAAAGACACCTCAAGTTGGTCCTGTTCGTACACAAAGGGTATACCACCCCAAGGGTCACGCTTCATGATGTCATTGGTCACTGTACGTGCTTGTGTGTAGCCGAAGCAGTAGATCTGATAGTCACCACCGTCAACCAAATAGATACTCTTTTCATCAATTGCCATAACCTTAGTTTACTCCTGTAGTAACTACTACTGCTTCTTCTTTAGTATATATACCTAAGTATACCTTAGTAAAGGGTATCATACTTTTCGTCCTCTGTAAATATCTCATATTGGTAATATTGCATAGTTTCTGTATCTACTCCAGCAAAAGCAGTAGCAGAAAGACAAATACCGCAGAGATCAAGAAAATCACCATGTGTATCCTTCTTGGTTAACTCTGATTCCTCTAGGATTCGATCACAGGCTCTACAGCGCATCTCTCCATTCCTCCCCATGTAGGTCAATCATTAAGCTCTCAAGGTGTCTATAGGACAGGCCTTTGTACTTTCTACGGCTGTCCAGACGGTACATCTCAGTGTCAAATTCCACCAGATGCTCCACCATGGCGTGTGTCTCTGGGTCCTCTGGAGGCCCTGAAGGGTCCTCAGAGTCGCCAGAGTAGTACCCCTGTTCGTATTCCTCAAATGTCATTTGTAGTCCTCCTCATCTGTTGGCATTGTGTCGTTAACCGTGAACGCTCCAGTGTACACCATAACGGACAGGGCGAGCAACACCAGAGGCACAAAAACAAACCCTAATATAAAATTCACTCCTGTGTCTCCCTCTCCAATGTGCCGTAGAGTCGCTGGCGTAGTTCGTCTATAACCTTCTGCTCCTCCTTTTTCCACTCCTCCAGATCGTCTGGGTATACCGGTGTGTCATCGTCGTAGTACTCTTGGTATTCGTCTGCCCAAAACTCCCATGTTTCTCTAGTCATCTGTTAGTTCTCCTTTGATGTATAACCAAAGCGTGAGTATACCAGATGTTGATACCAAGATCAACACGTCCCAGAATGGTTGCCAGTTCTCAAACATCTTTAGTCCTCCTCTCGTAGTGTGAGATAGTCCGCAGGCTCTACGTCCAGCGTATGGACCCGCAGTAGCTCCTCCCAGTCTCCGAAGTTGTCGAATATCTCCTCCGCCTGTTCTCTGGACTCTGCTTCTACTTTGACCTCATATACTTTGGTCATGATAACTTGATACGTACGTTTCACTGTGTCACCTCCTCTGTCCCGTCATAAAACCACGTCGTACCTCTATGGGTGAACGACTGCCCTAGTGCTTCCTGTATCGCTTTGTCCGTCTCCTGTACGCCGTAGCGTCTGCCCATGTAGGAACGCCAACTGTCCGTGGTCGTACAGTCCTCCACCAGTTTACCCTCTCTGTTCCTCCAGTTGAAGGGCACCATGTGTCTACCCCAGCCGTTCGCTGGAGACCGTAGGGCCTCCACGTAGCGTCTAGCGTCCTCCTCTAGTGTTATCTGGGCCGTTCGTTTCTACCTCTCTCGTAGCCTGTGGCATGTCCGAGTATCCAGCCGAAGCGGAAGCAGGCTCCCATTAGTGCCATGGTCATGAGTATTTCCATCAGATCACCTCATTATTCTGTATGTCGTAGACTAGAGGACCAGCCGATTGATAGACTAGGTCTGCAATCTCTGGGTACTGCTCCTCCAACTGCTCTAGCGCGTCAAATGCGTCTAGGTCGCTCTGGTACACTGTACGTTCTACCAATGCAAGATACTCTTGTATTACGTTGTTCATGCTAGTTTTTCTCCGTCCAGATAAATGTCTCCACGTCGTGTGCATACGTCGATGTCCAAGGCTCTCAGACGGCTCATGGTGGTCCGTGTAGGCCATGCGATCAACGTACCAATACAGGGCCTAGCGATGCCGAAGTCGTCCACTGTGGCGATCAAGTGCCCGTGTAGATAGACCCGTGACGTGTCGTCCTCTAGTAGGTAGGTCACCATGGTGTTTCCCTGTGACCAATTCTCGTTTCGGTTGATCGCTCTAATCATCTGCTGTTCTACTTTTCTCATGTGTCAATGCCTCCTGTGGCTCGTGTGTTGACTCACTGCAGAGGACTCTAGCGAATCCTCTACGATTAGTCAACTCCTGTCTAGACTGTTTTTTCCTGCCTCGTAGCCTATCACTGCGCCCATGCCCACCGATGTGGCTACGATGAATACGAATACTAATAATGGTCCCATGTCTGCCTCCCTATGCCGCTTTGCGTTGCGCGTCCAGTTTACGCTGGGCTTCTCGAACGTCTATACCCAGTCCTTCCAATGCCCGCTCTGCCGCGTACATTCTGTCCCATGCGGGCTGTTGGTCTGCCTTGTACAACTTTTCAAGGCTAGACAAACCTGCGTCCTTCGACTCTCGCTCTTTCCGACATGCGTGGTCGAAGTCCCAGTTGGCGTCCAGTAGTTCAGCGATAAGGTCTGCGATTGTGTCTGTCATGGGTTTTTCCTCTTCTGTGTCTGTGTTCGCTTCAATTTCTCGACGTGCTTCTTCGGACTGCTCGTTTCTGTAATCGGCTACTTCCTGTATCAGCGCTATAGCTTTTGTCACGTCACCATCACAAACGTCTAGGTACTCCTGTTGAATCTCTTCGTCTGTGTAGCACTCAACGATGTAGTCCCAACCGTTGTTGTAGTTGTCGAGCGCGTGTTGCTTGATCTGTTGTACTGGTGTCATGTCGTGTTGCTCCGTGTTGGTTAGTGTTGCACCGAAGATATAGCCAACTGTGTGCCAACTATAAAAACACCAACGAAAACAAACACTTAGCCCGTATCGTGTCTGACGTGGTGCCTTTGTCGGTGTTACTTTGTTACCATCTGTAACCGATAGTGTTACCTGTAGTGTTACCTAATGTGTTACCTGTTGACAACGGATGTCATTCTATGCTAGTCGCGTGTACGCGTGATATAGAAAGCTCGCGTAGCAAGATCTGTGCCAACCTATGGGGTCCAACACAGGCTCACACACTTGTCAACCCATGCACAAACCGTGCCAATGTTGCGCCCCAAGTTATCCACAGGTTATCCCGCCTTGTGTGCAACTTGTGGATAACTTTAGGCCCCGGGGGAGGGGTTGACATCTGTTTAACTTTTGTAGTAGCCACCTAGACACAAAATAGGTCAAAATTAGGAAAATTACCCATAAATTAAACTCATGTAACCCGTTGATTTTACTCATGTTTGTACTTCTACTGCTTTTACCTCTAAAATAGCTTGACTTTTATGTAAACTTGTGTTATACTATTGGCATAAACAGGGATAATTTTAGTTATGACCACTGAAGTTAAAAAAAGAGGTCGTGGCAGACCCCGGAAGTCCGAAGTAGCCGCTGTAAAACCCGGAAACAAGGGTCAAGTAGGCCGACCCAAGGGTGACGCAGCGATAATTAATGAGTACAAGGCTAGGATGTTGGCTAGTCCTAAGTCTCGTAAGGTCCTAGAGACAATTTTTGATGCTGCTTTGGACAATGACCACAAGAATCAGGCTGCTGCTTGGAAACTCGTGATGGACCGTATACTACCAGTGGGTGCTTTTGAAAAAGACGTGGTTAAAGACGCTGGTCGTAACGCTATACAAATTAATATTACAGGTGTCGGTACTGCCGAAGTAACTACTCCAGACGATATCATAGAAGGAGAAGTAGTAGATGGGTCTTAAGCACTTCAAAAGAGAAGAGTTTGACTGTCAGGTCACTGGCACCAACAACATGGAACAAGAGTTCCTAGAGAAGTTAGACCAATTGCGGGGCGCATGTGGTTTCCCCTTTGAGGTAACGTCGGGTTACCGTCATCCAACCAAGCACCCCATTGAAATGAAAAAGGCGGTGCCGGGGACACATGCCCAAGGTATCGCGGCTGACATAAAAATAACTAATGCCGCCCACCGCTACACTATAGTAGCCAATGCTTTGAACCTTGGCTTCACAGGTATAGGCATTGACGATGGTTTTGTACATGTGGACACTAGGGGTTCTACTCCAGTGATTTGGTTGTACTAATGCTTCATACAAAACACATTACGCTAACAAACGCTACTGAGCAGACGTTATTTACTATACCAACAGGCTATACAATACATATTGTGTATATCTTTATTGCCAACCATGGTGGCAGTACAAACCAAGTAAGTCTTTGGTGGGAAACAGGCGGTGTAGACCAAATGTACTTTTTTGACAGTACTAGTATCGGTTCAGGAAATAAAGAAATACTAGGTGGTCAAAACGACAAAGGCATCTTTGTTTTGCACAATGGAGATACTGTAAAAACTCAAGCATCTTCAGCAACAGGACAGATGGAAGTAGCAGTTACCTTTGAGCTTTTAGAAAGACCAGCAGCGTTTAGTAACTTTAATGGATCTTAATATAGAACTACTGCCTTGGCAGCAAGAGGTCTGGGCAGACGATACAAGATTTAAAATAGTAGCGGCTGGTAGACGTACAGGTAAGTCACGGCTTGCCGCGTGGATGTTAATAGTTAACGCACTACAGGCAGACAAAGGACATGTATTTTACGTCGCACCTACTCAGGGACAAGCCAGAGACATCATGTGGACCACCCTTCTCGATCTCGGGCATGATGTTATCAGTGGTAGTCATGTTAATAATCTTCAAATTAAGCTTATTAATGGAGCCACTATCAGTCTCAAAGGAGCGGACCGCCCCGAAACTATGCGCGGAGTTAGCCTCAAGTTCCTAGTAATGGACGAGTATGCTGACATGAAGCCTGAGGTGTTTGAGCAGATCCTGAGACCTGCTTTGGCTGACCAAAAGGGATGTGCGATGTTCATAGGGACACCTATGGGCAGG